TCACTATACCAGGCTGAAACGCAGACATGGCAATCACAGCAACTCAAAAAGTTTTAACGCTTGACTATTGGAAACTTGCGGGCAAGGTTGAGGTTGGGGATTATGTGTTTAACCAGGAGGGGAAGCCGGTTCGTGTCACATTGGTGCACCACTACAGGCCAAGTGCTACGTTTATGGTTCAGTTTAACGACAACCTGTCTGTCTGTGGGGATGAGAAACTGGCGTTTGGCACAGAGGACATAAAGTACCGTAAGCGCGTTTATGAGCACAAGGGTACACGTAAGTTCAAGAGGCCCTTAAAAACCCTCTACACGGCCGATTTAATGCATTTAAGCGTTAAAAATGGCCGAGGACGGCTAATTTATTCCGTTCCAACTGTTAAACCCCTTGAATTTCCCACACAATTTTTGCCAGTGCCCCCGTTTTTGTTTGGGTATTGGTACATGAACCGAAGAAAAAATGGATCCATGCTGGTTGATGATAATATTGTTGCAAAATATAACAAGCATGGTTACGTTTTTCGGCCTGGGTATAAGATTCCCAGCGGAAAACGGGAATATTTTACAGAGCCGGACATTGCCAAACAGTTTTTCCCGATGAAAGTGTCGGCAATCCCTAACAACTACCTGCTTGCAAGTATAGAACAGCGGGTTGATTTGTTGAGCGGGCTGATTGCGGGCAAGCCAAAGCAATATAACGCGTTGACCGACGAGTTTAGGGTGACGGAGATGCATTACGGGACTGTTTTGCAGATACAGGGGCTTGTTGAATCCCTTGGCAACAAATCCAACTTGTTTTATAACGAACAATTAAAAAATTATACGTTAACTTTTAGGACGAGATACAAAATAATTGAGAATCAGGCATCTCCGCCCATAAGGGTGCATAACGCAAGAAGATACATCACCGGAATTAAGCCCATGCCGTCCGAAATGTGTGTACATATTTCAACTGAAGACGATAATGGTTCAATAGTAGTAGGAGAAGGATTTATACCATGCCATTAACGGCCAAACAACAAAAAATCTTATCGGATTTTGCAAAATCACACGGGCACTGGCCCAAGCAACAACTGGACGCCGCACTTTGGCAGGTCAAATGGAGCTTAACGGCACTGGACCACCAACGCGAGCCGGAGGATGGGGAGTACGACACGTTCCTCATGTTGGCCGGCAGAGGTAGTGGCAAAACGCACACGGCGTCGCATTGGATAGGAATACGGGCCTGGAAATATGACAACACACGTTGGCTGGTCACAGCGCCAACGTCAAACGACATACGCGCAACTTGCTTTGAGGGCGATTCTGGGTTAATGAACATCATACCAAGTTCGTTGATTAGGGACTACAACAAGTCGCTGTTTGAGATTACATTAAAAAACGGGTCCATTATACAGGGCATACCTGGATCTGAACCCGAACGCTACCGTGGAAAACAATACCATGGTGCCTGGTTTGATGAGCTTTGCGCGTTTGATTATTTGGACGATGCCTACGACGGGGCTCAGTTTACTTTGCGTCTTAAGGACCCTCGCATACCGCGGGTGCAGCAAATCATCACCACAACGCCCAAGCCAAGGGAGGTGATTGTTGACTTGAACGAGGGTAAGATTGGCGGGGATGTGTACGTGGTGAACGCCAGCTCGTATGACAACAAGGCCAACCTGTCCTCAACGTTCTTCAAACAGCTAGAGACCTATGAAGGCACCGATTTGGGGCGTCAAGAGATCTACGGTGAAATTCTGGACCCTGAGAGCGCGGGTATCATTAAAAGGAAGCAGTTTAAGATGTGGCCGGCGAACAAGCCAACGCCAAAACTGGAGTACGTGATTGCGTCATATGACCCGGCGACGTCGGAAAAGACCATGAACGATCCAACGGCGTGCTTGGTGTGGGGTGTTTTTGAGAAAGAGGATGCGGGTACGTGTGTCATACTACTGGACGCATGGGACGCGCACATGGCATACCCGGAGTTACGTAGGAAGGTGATTGATGACTACAAGGAGGTTGTGTACGGCGCGGACAATACATTCGCCAAGGGCCGTAAAGCCGACCTGGTGCTCATGGAAGACAAATCGGCGGGTATATCCCTTATCCAAGAGTTGCAGGGCTCTGGAATTGAGGTAAGGGGCTACAACCCCGGTCGGGCTGATAAGGTGCAGCGTTTGAACATTGTGGCGCCGTTGGTTGCCAAGGGTAAGGTGTACATACCGGAGGATACAAAACGCGCGGGAGAGTTTGCTGACTGGGCCAAGCGGTTTTTGCGCCAGGTGTGTTCGTTCCCAGAGGCTGGCGGGCATGACGACTATGTTGATAGTTTATCTCAAGCATTAAGGGTTCTTAGAGACTCTGGGTGGCTACAGTTGGACATGTTACCCCCAAGAGACTATTCGTACGTCGACGATGACTTAAGTCGCAAATTTTCTAATCCATATGCGCAATAGGGCGGAATAAATACACTTAATGCATTAGTATTAATAGTATGATTAATCAAATAAAAACCCCAAATGAATTGCTGATGGAGCATGCGGGCATGGTACCTGCGTCTGCGGGCATGGCTTATACGCCTGAGCAGATGTTGATGCAAGAGTCTGGAATGTTGCCGCACTTAAGCCAAGGCGGTTCAATAGACAACTTGTCTCCCGGTGAAATGGAAGCTGCGTTAATCTACAACAACCACACACCACCAAAATTTCATTTTGCTGAAGGAAAGTCAACAACGTTAACAGGTAATTCACCACAAGATTTAGTTTCTTGGAATGCCAGTGTTCCGCATACCATTCCAAAAATTGATAGACCAAAAGAAAACGAAATTATTAGTTATTTAAAAAGTAGATTACCAGAATCTGTAAAGAATGTGGCTAAAAAAGCCTCTGATGTTACATCAAAAGCAATACATGGTTTTGGTCCTGCTTTATCTGGATTGGAATATTTACAAGCAAGGGATGCAGCAAAACACGGAAATGCTGATGAGGCGGCTAAACATATTTATGGTGCAGCAACAAACTTTTTTGGTCCTGTATCAGCACAAATAGCACCGTCATACGAAGATATTTTAGAACTGGGAAGACATGCTATGGGAAATGACTTCCATGGTTTTGCATCAAAATTAAAAGATATTGGGGTAAATACATTAACGGCAGGTGGTATAAATAATTTAAATGCTGAAGAATCAATAAACAAAAATCAAAATTATGTTAGCCCATACACTGGATTAATGCTACCAAGTATGCAAAATGATGCGGCACAAGGTATGGCAAATCTTAGAAGCCAACCAGGTATTCAACGACAAATATATAGACAAGAAAATCCATTAAAAAGTTTTGATGTGGCTGACAGGCCTACAGATATAGAACCTGGATCACCATATAACTATGCATTTCATGAGGCAACACAGCCCACATTAACAAACAATAGATAACATGGCACAACCAAAAATACCGCTTCAAATGGGTGGCAACTTACCTGGATTGGATCAAACCAATCAGGCCGATAAAGAGACAAGGAAGGACTCAGAAATAACTGAGTATGAAGAAGAGTTTGGTCTTGACAGTAACGAGGCTGAACAAGAGGTTATTGAGCTGGATGACGGCTCGGTGGTTATTAACTTAAAAGAAACCAAGGGCCCTAAAGAGGACCCAGACTTTTATGCCAACATGGCGGATGAGTTGGATGAGTCGGTTCTTGATAAGTTGGCAAATGATTTTCTTGATTTTATAGATGTTGATAACGAGTCAAGAAAGCAAAGAGATAAGCAGTACGAAGAAGGACTACGTCGCACTGGATTGGGTAAGGACGCGCCCGGAGGCGCAACCTTTAACGGAGCCTCCAAAGTCGTCCACCCTGTTATGGCGGAGGCCTGCGTTGACTTTGCGGCGTCCTCAGCCAAAGAGCTACTCCCACCTGACGGCATTGTTAAGTCAAGCATTAAGGGTGAGGCGGATAGAGAAAAGGAGGAAACGGCGGACCGCAAGGTCACGTTCCTTAACTGGCAACTTACGGAGCAGGTGCCGGAGTACAGAGATGAGATGGAGCAGTTGCTCACTCAGTTGCCACTTGGCGGGTCGCAGTTCCTTAAATGGCGTTATGACGCGGAACAAAAACGCCCGATGTGTGAGTGGATACCGATTGACAACATTTTGTTGCCGTACTCAACGACCAACTTTTATACATCGCCGCGTGTTACTGAGGTGCAGGACATTACTGAGGATACGTACCTCACGCGCATTGAAAACGGCGATTACAGGGACGTAGACTCCAACTATTCATCCGACACGCCGCTCAACGACCAGACGAATTCAGAAAAAGCGAATGACAAGATCGAGGGCAAGGATATGCCGTCGAAAAACGTTGACGGGCTGCGCCGGGTTTATGAGATCACATGTTTTTTAAGGCTGCAAGACGATCCCGAGTCGGATGGCAAACGCGCGCCGTATATATTAACAATTGACGAGTCTAGTAGCAAGGTTTTGGCTTTGCGCAGAAACTGGGAAGCGAACGATGATAAACTCGAAAAACTCGATTGGTATGTGGAGTTCAAGTTCATCCCTTGGAGGGGTGCTTACGCTATCGGACTACCTCATCTTATTGGCGGTCTTGCCGCTGCTCTTACTGGGACTCTTAGGGCTTTGCTTGACGCTGCTCATATCAACAACAGTCAGACAATGCTTAAGCTCAAAGGTGGAAGAATATCTGGACAGAGCGATAGGATTGAACCCACTCAGGTAATCGAGATAGAGGGCGCGCCGGGTGTTGACGACATCCGCAAGATTGCGATGCCCATGCCGTTTAACGCGCCGTCTAGCGTGCTGTATAGTTTGCTGGGTTGGTTAACTGACGCGGCCAAGGGTGTGGTTACGACGGCGGAGGAGAAGATTGGTGATGTTAACCAAAATACACCGGTCGGCACAACACAGGCGCTGATTGAACAGGGCGCCAAAGTTTTCTCCAGCATTCATGCCAGGTTACACAGGTCACAAGCCAAGTCACTAAAAATTATCTCGCGTATCAACCACTGGTACTTGGATGAGATGGACAACGAGTGCGGTGAAGAGATTGAGATACGTGACTTTGCGTACAACAACGACATACGCCCGGTATCGGACCCCAATATATTCTCTGAGACACAGAGGCTGGCACAAAACCAGGCTATTTTACAAATGGCGGCCTCCGCGCCACCGGGCATGTTTGACTTGCGTGCGGTGTACCGCAGGGTGCTGCAGCAGTTAAAAATATCGGCTATGGACGAGATCTTACCTAACCCGTTGGGGGCCTTGGAGTCTAACCCGGCGCTTGAGAATGTGTCAATGACGATGGGAAGACCCGCGGCGGCCTACCCCGACCAGGACCACATTGCACACATTAAGGTGCACCTGGAGTACGCCAACAACCCAACGTATGGCGCAAGTCCTGTCATTGGACCGGTGTTCTCTCAACATGCGTTGGATCATATCAAGCAGCACTTAACGCTGCATTATTTGCAGTCTATGCGTTTGTTGGTCGCGCAGGCGTCTGGCGGCAAGGATGTTCTTGATTTGCACGCTGAGAAGGCGATTGACCAAGACGCGCAGCAGGCGCTTGCATTGGCGTCTCAGATGGCCAACCAAGATGCAATGCAGAACATGCAAGATATTACCCAGCAGGTTAACGCATTGGCTCAGAAGGTTGCACAGGCGCAACAGGCGCAGCAGCAAAATGCCGCGGCTCAAGACCCAACTGCGCAGGTTATTCTTAAAACTCAAATGGCTGAGACGCAACGCAAGGCGTCTGAGGCGCAGGCTAGTTTACAGTTTGAGATGCAAAAAGAGCAACAGGCTTACCAGATTAAGGTGGCTGAGTTGCAGCAAAAGATTCAAGATCTGCAGACCAAATACTCAACACAGTCACAAATTGACTCGCAACGTAATGCGACACAGATTGCCATGGCTGACATCAACAACTCGTCAAGAGAGAGGGTCGCGAGCATTACCGCTCAGGCGGGCCTAACATCTGACCAGATGGCTATGGCACATGAACAAAATCAAACAGCCTTAGAGGCGTCACATCAGGCACAAATGGACATTAATGAGCACGGGTTACAAATTGAGCAGCAACAGTTCCAACACCAGGCACAAATAGTTCAGCAGGCGGCCCAGCAGGCCAGACAGCAGGGTGTTCAGACCCAACAATCGGCTCAAAACCACCAACAGGCAATGCAACAACAAGACCAGGCACATCAGCACGCGCTAGAACAAATGCAGGCGCAACCACAGCAACCACAACAACCCACTGAAGGACAATAATGGAAAAAGAACTCGGATACAAAAAAGCGTACAAAATGACAGGCACCCCTGGATATGCTGGGGACACATCAATCTCCAAAGTAGAAAACGGCCCGTCTGGTTCGCACCGCGACAACAACGCAAAGATTGGGCTAAGACAGGCCAAACTAGCCCCCGGGTCAAAGATTGGTCCAGGCAAGAACCTTAAGGAAGTTGGCCACGGTAACTTTTATTAATAGTTTAGGGCGACTTTTTAGAACTAATGCATTATTATTTATATGAGAGACCCAGTTTCAGAAATTATCAATCAGATTAAGATTGAAAAACAAAAACTGGCCGATGCCGTCACGGCTGGCGTGAATGTCAACTCATATACAGACTATCAGAGGTTGATAGGACGAATTGAGGGGTTTACAGAAACCCTGGACATCATCAATGAAATATTGACGGGGGATGAAGAAGAGTAAGCCGTATGGCTTTTAAGGAGCATGCCGAATGGCATCATTTGACTTTGACAAAAAGAACGAGCCTGATTTGAGATCTGAGCAGGAATGCTTTCCAGAGATTGATCCAGGTATTGAGGTGGCCGGAGACCGAGTTTTAGTTCAACTAAGGCGGGAGAAGACCACAAGTAAGGGCGGAATCATTCTAGTGGATGAAACCAAACAAACGCTGAGATTTAATGAAACGGTGGCCAAGGTCAAATTAATTGGACCGCTGGCCTATAAAAGCCCAGATACGCTCGAACCTTGGCCTGAAGGCCCCTGGTGTAAAGAGGGCGATCTAGTAAGAACCATTAAGTATGGTGGCGACCGTTTTGTTGTAAACCCAGATGATGGAGGTGCGCCGGTGGTGTTTATTACCATTCAGGCACGCGAGATCATATCCCGAATCAAGTCTTTTGAGTACGCCCAAAAGATGAGAGCGTTTGTAGATTAACTTTTGAAAGAAAAGTATGGCAGAAAAAGAACACAAAGACGTTCCTATTAAGGAACAAAACGATGGCTCAGTTATAGCCAAGGTTGAGGAAAGTCCTCAAGAAGAGTTTAACAACGAAGAGTTAAACAATGAAAAAAATCCTGAAGATCACGAAGATTCAGACGACAATGACCATGATGAAGGAAACAATTCTGACGACCATGGCGAGACTGAAGAAGAGCGTGAAAAAATTCGTGAAGGCAGACGAGAAGAGCGCAGGCTAAAGAAAGAGTTAGCAAAACAGCGTGAAGTGTCTGCCAGACACAAAATAAGTTCATTAGAAAAGCGCAACGAGGAACTGGCACAGCGGTTAGCCCGTTTAGAAAACGGAGCAGCATCGTTAAGACTTTCGCAAATTGACAAGGCAGTAGAGGACGAGGCTACTAGAGTCGAATATGCGAAGATGAAGATGTTGCAGGCGGCCCAAACAGGTGACGCAGCGGCGCAAGTAGAGTATTTGGAACAGTTGACTGATGCAAAACAGCGACTTAACCAAATGCAGCATTATAAGAAACAACAGCTTGAGGCGGCACAAAAGCCAAATCAAAACGTACCAACGCCAATGGCCAGGGAGGTGCAAGAGAATGCAAACACCTGGCTTAAAAAGAATTCGTGGTACGACCCTCAAGCAAGAGATACAGACAGTAGGATTGCCAAGGTAATAGATCAAGAGTTAGCGGCCGAAGGATGGGATCCGTCAGATTCCGAATACTGGTCAGAACTCGACAATCGTTTATCAGCTAGATTGCCACACAGATATACAAAGTCTGGTGGCAGTGCCCAAAGACGGTCAGCGGGTCCAACCGCATCCAGTCGGGTTTCCAACGAGTCAACTGCAAGGCCAAACACAATTACGCTGAGTCGTGAGCGTGTGAACGCCATCAAGGATGCAGGGGCTTGGGACGATGTTGATAAACGAAACAAAATGATCCGGGCGTATGCGACATACGACCGCAATAATAAAGGGTAATCCAAATGGCAAACACAAGAATCAAAAGGGACTTAGATGATCGCCTAGCAGATCGAGTCCAGGAAGTAGCGGATCGTAAATTAATTACTGATCCAGATGGTGCAGCTCGAAGGGAACGCCTGGATGCGTTTAGAGACAAGTGGGCTAATAGTGCACTACCAGATTTACCCAATGGAATTATTCCAGGGTTCCATTTGTGTTGGTTGTCACAGACTAACACATATGACACTATCGACAAACGAATGGCGTTAGGATATGAGCCAGTGAAAGCCTCCGAATTAGGTGCGGGCTTTGATGCGCTAGGCAAAATGACCTCCGGCAAGTTTGAAGGATGTGTAACATGTAACGAGATGGTTCTTTTTAAATTACCGGAAGACGTTTACCAAGAAGTAATGCGCATGTTGCATCTTGAGGATCCCCTTGAGCATCAACGCAATATCACCGCACAAGTGCGTGAGACGGCAGAGAGTAGGCGCGGTGGGCGTTCTTTATTGGAAGGCGGACTTTTGGAAATGGAAAAAGAAACACAAAAAGCGAATAATAAAAATATTCGTTTCCAATAATCTTCAAATACAAAGGAAATTGACAATATGTCAGCAGTATACCAACCCTTTGGCCTGAAGCCTGTATATCATCCAAGCGGTTTAGATCGTGCGGTTCCATTTGTTGGAACTAACGTCTACAACGCTGGAACGACTTACACAGCTCCTTACACTTTAAGTAGTGGCCAATCTTTTTATCAGTTCCAACCTGTTGCTTTAACAACAGCAGGCGCTTTAACAATTGCCGCACAAGCAGCATCAACTGGCGCAGCTAACCGCATTTATGGCGTGTTTAACGGCGTTGAGTACACCAACTCTGACGGACGTAGAGCAGTGTCTAAGTATGCATCTAAAACAACTTTAGACGCGTCTACTAACATTGTATTCTGGATCTTCTCAGACCCAGCACTTGTTTACGAAGCCCAAGTTAACGGCTCAGTAACAACTGCAGGTATTGGCACACAGTACAACTTTGACACAACCACAGGTTACACAGTAACTGACGGTACATCGTTTACTGGTGGAGCTGGATTCTCTACAACTGGTTTGCTTGCAACCGCTGTTACTACTGCAGCTCAAGGCCAGGTTCGCGTAGTTGGATTAGGACGTGAAGCAGCATACCCAGCAAGTAGCGGAACATATCCCGTTACAAACGCTTGGGGTGACGCATACACTGTTGTCCAGGTACAAATTGCTAACAACATGTTTGCTGCCGCATCGGTATCAATCTAATATAACGAAAGGATAGAGCTATGGCAACCCCAATGCGCAGTACGGACTTTCGTGCGGTAGTCGAACCGATTATCAACGAAGTTTTTGATGGTGTTTATGAGCAACGCGATGACGAGTGGAAAGGATTTGTAGACCAGATTCAAGGTATTCCACGTAACTACCACGAAGAGGTAATGCTTTATGGTATGAACGCAGCTCCTGCAATGCCTGACGGCACTCCAGTGAGCTACGATCAAGGTGGTACATTGTATATCACACGTTTTATTTATCAAATCTTTGGTTTGGCTTATGCCCTTACTAAAGTGTTGATGGAAGACGGCGATCACATTCGTATCGGTTCAACCTTTGCAAAGCACTTGGCTCAGTCTATGATTGAGACTAAGGAGACTTTGTGTGCTAACTTGTTAAACTTTGCGTTTACAAGTGGCTATATCGGTGGTGACGGTTCTACATTGGTTTCAGGCCAACATAACGTAGCAAACGGTAGCTCATTCAGCAACCAGTTGTCTACAGCCGCATCACTTAGCCAGACGTCTGTTGAGCAGTTGCTCATTCAGATCCGTTCTGCTATCGACAACAACGGCAAGCGCATTCGTTTGAAGGCAGAGCAGTTGATTGTTCCACCTGCACTTGAGTTCCAGGCTGAGGTTATTCTCAAATCTGTACTCCGTTCAGGTACAGCGGACAATGACTTGAACCCTATCAAGTCAACTGGTATGTTACCAAAAGGCGCACACGTTGTTACACGTTTGAGTTCTTCTAAGGCATGGTTTATCCAAACTGATGCTGAAAACGGACTCATGTTGGTAATGAGACGCCCAATGGAAAAATCCATGGAAGGCGATTTTGAAACTGACTCCATGCGATACAAGGCGACAGAGCGCTATGCAACAGGATGGCACGATGCTCGTAACATTTATGGAACAGCAGGACTATAAGTCTTGACAGGCAA